CTATATATTCTAGTTAAATACCCCCCAGTTTCATCTACTTCAGGATTACCACCTTGTTGTGGAGGAATAAATTTATCAGGATGAAGATATAAAGTAACATAAGGAGCTCCTAATTTAATCCCCTCTTCTATGATTTTTTGTGAATTTGGGAGATGGATATAATCATTTTCTATAAAATAAACTATATCATCATCATTATAAGTAAGTGCTTCATCTAATGCTAAATTAAAAGTACCAGCCCCATGTCCTACTGAGGCGTAATAAATATGATCTCTTGATTTATATTTTTGAATCATATCATTTGTTTCTTCAGATATATTATCTGCTATGATAGACCAATCAGCATCTGTAAATACTTTAGTAGCATTTGCTAAACACACCTCATTATTAATATATTCAGGTTTTACTTTATTATAACCCGCATCTGATATTCTATATATTACTTTCATATACGCTCGATTATGGTAAAACCATTATTATTGGTAAATCTTTCTTTTAATTTCCAAATATTCTTATTTTCATCTAAAAACTCAGTAACGGCATCCCATAGTCCTTTACCCCAATCTAATTCTCCCAAAAACCCATTTTCTGAAGTTGTTGGTTCACTTTTATGTTCATATGATGTTGTATCGTGAAAACATATATACTTTCTTGCTTTAGAAGAATGTCTTTTCAATTCAGCTTTTAATTGATTATAGTGGTGCCAGGTATCAATAAACAACAAATCTGTTTCTTCAATATCAATTTCTAAAACATTAGCTGTATCTTCTACTTCTTTAATATTACCTCCCCATCTTGAAGGGTTATATAAATCATAGGATATTAATCCATTTTTAGGGGCTGCTGCTAACCAACCCCATGTTGATAAAACACTCCTTACCCCCATTTCGGTTATATGATCACACTCTTGACCATATTTTATTATAGTTGGGAGATGTTCATTAATGTCTGAGGGGGTTTGGTATAATTGGTTAATTTTATTTTCTAAGTCTATCATACTAAGTTATTTTTATAGGTTTGGGAAAAGTAAATCTAAACATTCTTTTCCAAATTTTTCTTTTATAGTTTGAATACGTTCTTTATTTTTAGGTGTTCTCTCCATTTTTTTTCTATGTAACTCCATTGTTCTTTCTTTTTGGAAAAACCATTTATTATATTCTTCATGGTTTGGGTTATCAAAAGTGTATTGGGATATATCTAAGGCATGTCCCGGGTTTAATTTTATTGTATCATACCCTAAAGATTGGTAATGCCCCCCTATTTTATCTCCAATAAATTGATGAGGCCATTCCTTCATAGTTTGATGCCATAAACTAAACTTATCTAATCTACACCCTGCATAGAAAATAGTACTGTAATATTCTTGATTATTTAATGTTTTTCTATTTTTGAAATTTTGATCTTGCATTGTTTGATTCCCAAACCATCCAGGTTTTCTTCTCCCCAATAAACCCAAAGAACCCAAGTTTGGATATTTTTTATAAAGCTCTAAACATTCATTAAACCAATTAGGGTTGGTGGGAATCATCCAATGATCATTATCTAAAAGAAGTATATAATCAAAACTATCTTCATTAAAGTAATTTGTTAGTAAAGTCCAGGCCCCACCAACTCTTAAATTCTCCTCAGGAAATATCAACCCTAAATCATATTTTTCTTGATTTTCTTCTAACCATTCTCTTGTTCCATCTGTTGAACCATTATCACAAACTATAATTTGTGAATTTTTAGGTTTTATTTTGGAGATTGATATGATGTTTCCCTGAGTGTATTCTTTTCTTTGATATGAGACTATATATATTAGTAATTTAGGATTCATAGGTTATAATTAGTTTTGTATAGGTTATGATGAATTAAATTAGTGGTTTCAATTAATTGTTCATTTGTTAATGGATTTGAAATTACATCACATATATCTTCATACCTAATAATCTCACAATTTTCTTGAGCCCAATCCCATGTTTTATCAATAACAGTATTCCATTGAGTACAAGCTTCTTGGAGATTTATTCTATATTCCCCTCTTGTTTGACTATGTCCCCATACTTTATTTATAATACTACTAACTACATTTCTTCCATCTCGAATAATATAATAAATTTTAACATTTGGAAAAAATTCTTTTACCCACTTTAAAAACTCTATATTAATTTCTTCATTTAAAGTATGTTTTTCAAATTTATTAATAAAACCACTTTCTAATTTTTCATCTTTATATTTATTCCATTTTTGTAATTCTTGGTGATATTTAAAACAAGCTATTGTGTGTTTGTTTTCTAATGTAAAATCAATATGGAGTTGTTCTCCTATCCTTTTGGATAACATTTTAGTACCTGATCTTTCACATCCTGTTATTAACTGTTCCATATAATTATTTCTAATTTTTCTTTATTATCTATCCATTTTCTGTTTTGAAAGTATTCTCTATGATATTGAGATTCATAACAATCCATAGCTATTTCCTTTTTAAAAATATCAGTAGCTGTTAGTTTAACAGTTAATCTTAAATCACTTTTCCCTACAATGTTCCAGGGGTGACAATAACCTAAAATACATCTATCTTTAAAAGCTCTAACACATTCATTATAAATTGTTAAATGATCTTGGTGAACATCAAAACTTGATGGGCATATTATAATATCAGGATTAATTTCTTTTTTCAATTCAATTAGTTTATCTAAAACTCTTTGTCTATCAAATTCACGAACTTTAAAATCCAAAATATCTAAATTAGGTTTATCACAGAGAGAATTACAAGCTAGGGTAAATTCTTCTTTTAATTCTTCTCTACCACAATAACTAAAACATATTATATTAATTTGATTATTATGGGATAACTTATGTATCAACCCCCCACAACCTAGAGTTTCATCGTCTGTGTGTGGGGATAAAATTAAAATATTTTTATTTGTTATATTCATTCGTTTACTTTTTAGCTCCTATTGGTCTTAATTTATAAATTCCTCCCTGTGTTTGGGGTTTTTCTTGGGAAATGTTTACAAATTTAGGGTATTCACTCCATTTATGTTTAATATTTAATTCAAATAATTCAGAAATAGTTTGTTGAATTTGGTCAGGGGTTTTTAAAAGATCTTCATAAATTATAGTATAGTCAATTAAACTTCCATATTTTTTACGGTGAGATAAACAAGTATCGTATCTATTTCCACTAACATAACCATTATCGGATTTTAAGACATCTTCTCTATTCCTTAAAACATCTATTATTATAATTTCTTTGAACATTTCTAATTGTTGGGTTATAAGTGGATTAGGAAGTTCTCCTGAAAATAAAGACTGAAATCTTTTACCTACATCATATTCTGAGTTAATGAAGTCTTTGGGGGTGATTTCTTGGTAGTTATAAACATTGAGACCCTCAAAGGCATTAAATAATCTTCTAACCAAGGTTGTACCTGATTTAGCACATCCTGTTATATAAATTTTCTTATTCATAATTTATAATTTTTCATAAAATTTATTTTGTTTTTCTTGTCTATCTATTGTTTTAGGGTGATATAAACAATATTCTTCATCATGAGGTAATTGAGAAATTGTTGTATAGGCTTCTAATACTTCATGAACTTTATTTTTCCATTTTATTTTACCATCATTTTTGTAAATTCTCCATTGAAGATCAGGGAAATTAACCCATCCTTTTTCATTAACTCTCCATCTCCATTTATTAATGTGTTCTTGAGTTAATCCTTCTACAGTATTAATTCTTGGAACTAAAAAAACATCTACACTAGAATTTACCTCTAATATACTAGATAAATTTTCTAACATTGTAGGAGTAACTATTTCATCAGCATCAATCTGAAAAATATAATCTCCAGTACACATATCAGTTAATCGGTTTTTCATATTAGCAAAGTGACCATCAAAAGCATAATAAAACCAATTTAAATCTTCAATTGAGGTTTTTAAAAATTCTTCTACATCAGAAGTACCATTAGTAGAATCAAATAATACTACTATTTCATCCTCTACACGTTTATTCTCAATTAAAAAATCTAATAAACGTTGGATTTCTAAAATTTCATTACAAACCGTAATTGCATAACTTATTTTCATATGGGAAATGTATGAAAAAAATTTAAATAATCAAAATTCTTTTCTAAAATTGGGGTGAAAATGTTTGTATTCAAGTTTAACATCTTGAGATACTTTTCGTAAAAATAAAGACGGGTAGGTATCTTTTTGTTTTAAGATAATTTCAACTTCAGTAAATTCATTAGGATGTGCATTTGGATTTTCCCGAAATTTTTCAACATCTTCCTTAGTTTTGAATTTTGATATATCTACCCCAAACCAAGTAGGTTTTAAATAGTCAATAATGTTTTCCTCAATTTTTGGATCATAATGTCTTATAACATTATAATAATACCATTCATCAGCAACATTAAAATTTTTCCATAAGTTTTCATGGTTATATTTATTTGCTATTTCAGCATGTTCTCTATTTAGGATCATCCACTGAGAATTTCTCATCATATTTTCCCAAGTTATTCCTAATTCTTTTGAAGGGTCACCATTTCTACAAATTTGAGTATAAGCTGCATCTTTTATTTTTATATGCTTTGGATCTTTAGAAGTTGGGGTTAATTTGGTATATAAGAAGCTTTTTCCTGCTGTTTCCTGTTGGTTAAATAGTATGTCATATATTACTTTATAGAAATGTAAAGGGATACAACTTTCAGAAACTAAAACAAATCTTTTATTAGTTAGGTCTTTTAAAGCATTTTTAATTAAAGCATTGGTTGCCGTTAATAAATTACTATCCCCCCATTCTGTATGAATATGTTCTGGGATTTGGTGGTCAATTAAAAATTGTTGGTTTAATTTATCTCTTTCTTTAGTGTGGGCATATACATTACACTTTCCATTCCCATCAGATAAAAAGTCATACCACAATTGGGGTTGTTTTAAATTATTTCTAGTTAAAAATAAAAAGGCTATTTTATCTTCATTATTTTTTTCGAAAGTAATTGTTTTATCAAATTTAACATCTATAAAGGGGGAAAAATTACTTTTGGAATGTTCTATTTGTTGAATCTTATTTTTAACAATACCAAGTATCCTTGGTTTGTGGATATTGAAATTATTTTTTTTACAATATTCTAAAAATAATTCTTTTCTTTTGGAAGAATTTTTCAATTTGGAAAATTCTCGAGAATTTGTTTTAGAATTAGTTATATCATTATTAGGCCAATACTTTTCAGAAATATCTTTATATTGCAATTGAAAAGATTCTACTGTAGTATTTTTTATTTTCTCTTTTGTTTTTAATTTTCCTGGGGGGTTTATACATTGAATATTATCTATTATTGCAAATTTTTTAAGGTTTTTGATATCTTCAACCCCATTAGCTACCATGTAAATATAATCAACCCCAAAACTTACTAGTTTAGGGTCATATATTTCCATAAACTTATTAATAGAATCTTTAGTCATCAAACAACTATTATTTTCTACAAAATTGGTATATCTTAAAAAATAATTGGGGTTTGAGGTATTAATATCCCACCCTATTTCACTCCCTAAGGCAAAAGATGGTTGGCATATTTTTAAATTACATTCTAAAGATAACTTAAACATTTTGTTTATATCTTCTGTGGTAATTATAATATCATCATCTAAAAAGAAAATTCTATCATACTCTTGTATTTTATCATGCTGGGTGGTGTATAGGTAGTGGAAATTTTGCCATTTATCACCTTTTCTTTTTTCTATATAATCTACTTTTTTAGAATATTTTAAAAAATTTTTTTCTTCACTTCCATAATATATAACAAAAACATCATATTCACGGTCTTTACCTAACCAAGTATTATCAAAATTAGTGTTGTCCCCTACTGAGGAAAATATTAAATTTTTCATTTTCATATTTCTTCTATTATTGTGATTTCACTCCCAACATTTAAATCTAATAAACTTTCTTTAGATTCACAAGTTATATCATTAAAACTACAACCCCATTCCATTAATTTTTTAAACATAAAATTTTCCCAATCTATCTCTCCATTTAACTCCTTAGGAATCCAGTAAACAATTTCATCACCATTATCATACATTTTATTTATTTTTTCAATGCAGGGGTATTTCGGTTTAACCCTATTATGGTTAGAGTTACTTTCTAAATCTGATAGAATAAAAGTTATACTAGTTATATTTACAAATACTTTCACTAAATATTGGGTTAGATATTATTATAAATATCCCTTTTACTCCATAAAGTGTCATAATAGGTTTTTGAATTCATTGGTATTTTACTATCAGGATATAGTAAATTTGATAATTCTTTACTTTTTGTTTTTATTAATTTTTTTTTGGTTTTAATACTACTCAAATGGTAATCTCCATCTTGAAATAAAGATATTCTATAATCTAGATAATAATTTTTAATTTTGTGGATATTATGTAAAATATCTCCAAATAAAATGGGTCCTGTGGGATGGAGTGGGGATTCACCGTAAAATCGATTTTTGACATTATTAACTATTTGTGTTATACTAACACTATAGATTAATAAATAAGGGACCGTAGCCATAAATGATATTTGTATTCCACTTCTTTTACATTCTAATCTATATCTATCCTGAACTAATACTAAATTATCTTTTTTATTATCAACTATTTCTGATAGGGGAACAAGATAGTTATGTAACAAATCACCATACACCCCTCCCTTTTTATAAAGAATGCAATACCTAAATAAATCAGCTTTATATGCTCCTGGTTTTAATGAATCAAAAGCTGTAAGTACATCTTGATCAAAATTATTTTTTATAAATTCTCTACATCTAGCATCACTATAATATTCAATTTTATATTCTGTGTTGTCTTCTAATGTTTTATTAAAAAGGTTTTGGATTTCTTTAGGTAAATCTTTTTCTTCCCATTTTCCTGTTTTATATAAAATTTTAGGTATCATTTTATTTTTTTATGAAAACATAGTCTCCTTCTCTTTTAAAAGGAATTGTTGATTTATATCCCAAATCTTCTAAAAATTTAAATATGCTAATTCTATTGTTTTTAAAATATTCTGGGTGTTTTGTTCTCCAACAAACCTCCCCCCATATTTCTATTAAAATAGGAGGAAAATTATTTTCTATTAAAGTTGATTTTGCTCCTTTTAAAAATTCTAGTTCCATTCCTTCTACATCTATTTTTAAAAATCCAATATTTTTAAGATTATAACTATCTAATTTCTTAATTTCTATATTTTTTTCATTTTTATCTATTAAGACATCTTTTGTAGGGGATAAATGATTATTTACTAAAGCAAGTCCCCCATAATTACCCTCATCTGTAAAATTATCTCTAGGAGGGAATACATAGCCTTCTATATTACTTAAACCTACATTATAAATTTTAATTTTATCTGATAGATTATTTTGGTTAATATTTTTTTCTAAACATTCAAAATAAGTAGGTTCAAAAGAGTGAACAATTGCATCTTCTTCTTTAAGAATTTCACTCATCAAAATAGAAGTTGAACCTATAAAAGCTCCTATATCTAATAAATCTTTACCCTTAATTCTATATTTTTTTATGGTTTGGAGTTTTGTTAAATCCCACCATCTACCATTTTTAAAACCCCTCCCTATAACATTATCATTTTCGTAATAATGCATTTTATATCCTCTTATATTAGTATATTTTATCATAAAAAACGTCTTGCTATTTTGTTGTAAGTAGTATTTTTTGTTTTAATATCCTTTACTGTTAAATTATTTAAGTACTTCCATGATACTGATTCCCACAAATGATGACAATATGCCTTTTTTAAATCATGTTCTTCTTCAAATAACATTCCCATACCCGCTTTATCCCAAATTGGAAAATGAAAACTGTCAAAATCTTCAACATGCAATTTATCTGGGTGTTGTGATGATAAATATTTAGGTAAATAAACAGAATGTTCATCCCAATAAGCATAATTTCCACCTCCCCCTTTATTTAAATTTTCACTTAAAGGTTTAGCTCTAAAAGTGGAATAACTATTATACCAAATATCTAAAAATTCACTATTAGGAGTAGACATTATAACAGCATTACATAGTCCTTGTATTTGTTTATAATTGGGGGAAATTTGTTGACCTATAACAAATTTATTATTTAATAATGGGGTAAAAGGTTTAACACAAATAGTATCTATATCCATGTAAATACCTCCTTTATCTTTTAAAGCCTCTAGTCTAATTATATCTGCTTTATGGGCAACATGATATAAGGGGTTACTAAATATCTCTGTTGGGGGATTTACCTTAACAAGTTCTAATTTATCTTGTATCTTTCTAAACCACTCTGTTTCAGGAAGGTATTGATAATAAAAATAAACTTTATCTGGATTGTTTACTTCTATAGCCGATTTAAGGGCTAAATAGTGAGATAAATTAAAAGGTTTACCCCCAAAATCTTTACTTAACCCAAATATAAAATGAAATATATTTGGTATCATACTTATAATTATTCAGGGAGAACCCCTATGTATGAAAGAGCTTCCATATAATCTTTTTCCTCAAATTGTTTCATTGTAGACATATCCATTCTATGTTCATAATACTCTCCTTTTTTACCAGGTTTAGGATATTTTTCTTTTTCTTCTTCTTTTACCTCCACGGATTTAACAGCAGCCCATTTCCAATTATTAACGGTGGAGCCATTAGCAAATACCATCCCCTGAGATGGGAGATTAATTGTTGAAGGAAACCATATTTGACCTTCTTCATCCTCAAATTTTAAATCTTTATATAATTCTGGGAGAAATTCCATTTGTTCTTTTAAAATTAATTCTCCTTCTTTCATTAAGGAATTAGATTGGAATCCACACCCGTAACAAAAATAATTACTTATTTCTTGGTTTACTTCAGTTACATAACAGGCATCTGATCCACATCGGGTACATATTTCTAGTTTATCTGAATTCATAATTTTTATTATTGGATTAATTCTATATTATACTTTTTGAAGTTTGGGTAAGTTTAATTTAGGAAGATCCTGTGGTTTGGTTTTCAGGTTAGAATTAAGTTTAGGAAGTTGTAATTTTACCTCTTTTGGGAATGATGGAATATTTTCAGTAAAAATTAAATCTAATTTTTCTTTCATTTTATCAAAACTAAAATTTTCTTTACAATAGTTTCCTTGTTGTTTTGCTTTATGGATATACTTTTTATAGTTCTTATAAGTATCTTTTAAAGATTTACCTAAAGACATAGTATCTACATCAAACCACTTTGCCCCCTCTACAAACCAATTATTTCTTGCACTTGGGTGCATGTCTCCCAAAGTACCTGGGAGTAGTATACTCATATCAGGTTTTAAGAAATCTGTATGGCCTGACCAACCTGTGGTAATAATTGGTTTTTTGGTTTGGGTAAATTCAAGTAATGGTCTTCCAAAACCTTCCCCCTTGGTTAAACTAACCATGGCTTTAACCTTATTATGGTTATATAACTCATTTATTTCTTGATCAGAAAAATCACCATGGAGTAAGTAAACATTAGGACATTTACCTTTTATGGTGTTTTTTACATCTTGTATCTTCTTCAAAGTTCTTTCTCTATCCATATAAGACACAGTCCCATGGCTAGTTTTTAAAATCAAAGCAGGTTGTTGTTGTTTATTTTTAAAGGTCTCACAAAATGATTTAATAAGTAACCCCACATTTTTCCTGTCATGTCCAAAATCCCCTTGTATCCAGTGTCCTACAAATAAATAACAAAATGATTCCTTAATATTAGATAAATCTAAAGTAGATTTAACAGGTTTATAGGTATCTAAATTTAACCCTTCAAACAATACCTCTGTTTTGGTATTCAATTCAATATTACTTACAACTTGTTTAGTATTTTTATCAGCTTTTTGAAATTTACAATCTTTTAATACTCTTATAGTATGTTCTGAAGATCCTACTACTAAGTTCATCCTGTTACACCCCTCAATCCATTCAGCTGGGCATAAAGTAGTTTCTATTCCAGCTGTCATTCCAATGTTATATTTTCCTTGGGGCATGAACTCATTTGGAATTGTAAGTTGTATCCAAATTTCAGGTTGTGGATATTTTTGGTTAGGTTGGGGATAGAATAGATGTTTATTTAGAAATTTCCACTCTGAATGATCTTCAATAAATCCCCAAGGGGTATTACCCCATCTTTGGGGTAATATTTTTACATCATACTTATCTAACTCTATAATAGCTTTTGCTACATCTCTACCTCTTGAACCATATCCTGAGTATGTGTCTATAGGGCAACTTAATATTAATGTTGGTTTGCTCATTTTAATAAACTAAATTATGTGTTTGTACTTTTTTAATATCTATATTAGTGTTAATTAATTCATATTTTTCTCTTGGTTCCCAAGTATCAAATAATTCATCTAAAGCTTCTATTACTCTTTTCCCTTGATGGGATGATGTAAACCCAGCTTCATCACTTAAAGCCCATTCTCTACCCTTCAAACCTACTTCATCCCTCTTTTGAGGAGACATATCATATATTTCTCTGATTCTTTTAGCTGCATCTTCTGCTTTACATCTATCATCAAAAATGTAAGGAGTAACTGGAGATCCCTGAATTGACCTATTTGTGGGGTAAACTGGAAAGGCCCATTCCCCATGGTTTTTATATTTTCCCGTATGGTTTGATGGTAATTCTGGAGTTGGTTCAAACCATTTTCCATTTTCATCTTCAAATCTCATTTGATCCTGCATTCCACCTGTAACATTAGCTATAATTGGGGTTCCAGCTAACATTGCTTCTGTCAAGGTTAACCCCCATCCTTCATTTGAAGTTAGTAGAATTTGGGCATCTGCTAAGTTATACAACCTATTTAAATCTCCAACAGAAAGCTTATTTGTTGAAAAAACAATGGCTTTTGGATAATCTTTGCTAAATAATAATTCCTCAACTGCAATTAAGTCTGTACCAGCTTCATGAGATACTTCAGTATGAAGTACAAATCTACACTTATCCGCTTTTTCTTTAGGTAAAGAATCCAAGAAGATTTTAAAAGCAAACATTGTATCTGGGATTTGTTTTCTTCTAATATTCCTAGAATTAAAAAATAACATAAAATCTACTTCTTCATCTTTAAATACCTTAGATTTAAAATTTTCTAATTCTTCTGAGTGTGGTGGTATAGGGAAATATTTATTGTGGTTTAATCCATGGGGCACATATTTTATAACTTTATCCTCAGCTTTATCCCCCAAAACAATCTTATTAATATTTACGGTTTGTTTTGAAATTCCCAATAGGGCATCACATGACTCATAAAACGCTTTATTATATAAGGGGGCAGGGTAATCATCCCAAATATTAAGGTAAACAATTGGAATTTGTTTCCTAATTTCTCCCTCCATTTCAAATAACCACATAAAATATCTAGGATCTGTAATTATAAAAATAGCATCTGGTTTTTCTAGTTTAATAAGTTGTCTTACTAAATCAGGATTTCCATAACCATCAGTAGGATATAGAAGGACACTAGAATCGGTAATTCCTGATTCTTTATTTGTATCTTGACTTATATCAAATCTTTTACCCTTATCTGGGTGTTTAATAGCTCCTGCTATTTGAACCCAATTAAAGTGTTGGCAAGTATGTATAACTATTTCTTTTGCTACAGTGGCTACTCCTGATGGGACTCTTATATCATCGCATATCAAAAGTATTTTTTTTCTTTCACTAGGTGGAAGATATTTAAAACTTTTATCCATTATTTTTTTATTTATAAATCTAGGTTTGTTTGATTATTAATTTGTTTTCTAAATTCCTCATCTGTAAGATACAAATAAATTGCACGATCGGCAAGTTTTTGGAAAGAAAATTTTCTTTTAACACATTCAATTTTGAAATTTTCAAATAAATCACTTTTAACTTTTACACTAGTTAAGGTCATTTTTTTCTTTTCAGTCATTTTTATTTATTTTGTTAATAATATATAAATATATGCAGATTCAAAGGGATACACCCACATTGCATAAACTTTTATCATTTTTATAAGGACAGAAACCACAATTCCACTTAGATGGGTTTGGTAACATTTCCTTAGTTGTATATTCGTTTTGGGTAAAACATTCACCCATAAATTCTTCTAACGCTTTAGTTGCTCTACTTATTTTAATTTTACCCGATGGGGGAGAGTACATTTGGAATCGTTTTTGTGGGTAATCCCCACCAGTATAAATTTTTCTTCTTGTTATAAAAAATTCAACATCTATATTTTCCTTAGGCACATCAAACTGTTCCGCAAAGAATTTTTTGTATAAAATAAGTTGGAATTGTTTATCTTCATCTTTTTTGACATAATCTAATTTCCAACCATTAGTAGAAGTTTTAATATCTATTATTTTGAATTTATTGGTTCCTTCATGATACATTACAATATCAAGATAACCTATAAACAAAACGTTAGGATTATAATGTAAAGGAGGCATTGTGATGGGGGTTTCTATTCCTACTAAATGCCAACCACGTTTTGAAAAATATTTACCTCTATGTTTTTTTAAATAATTTAATATTTCAACTCCATCTTGATAAAATTCACTTAATTCACCTGGGTTTGAAAAATGTTGGTTATTGTTTTTCTTATATTCTTCTTTATAATGTTCCCTAAGTTGATCCTTTAATATCTCTAAAATATCTTCTCTATCAGCTGCTGCAGCACTTTTTTCATACATTACCTTAATATAATGTTGAAATGCCTCATGTAATGCTTTTCCAAATACAGTATGGATACTAGGTGTGTAAACTTTATAACCATCCCTATACTGCAATGCCCATTGTTTAGGGCATTTTTTCCACATTGAGTATTGAGAATAGGAAATATTCTTTTGAAAAGAGTAATTAATCTCTCTTTTGGGAGTT